GCCTGCCCCCGACTACCCTTTCGGCCCGTCCACCCCTTACTGGCGCACGGTCGAGATCGAGGCCTTCGAGCAGAGTGGCCACAAGCAGGCTGGCGCCCCACAAGTGCAGGCGCAGATAGTGGAAAACACACCACTGGCGCGACTTGCTCACCTGCCAGAACCAAACTGGGGCACGCTGCTGGATGACCTGAAACAGTTTGGGTGGAGTGCGAGTCGGATAGCCGATGAGCTGGGCATCCCCTTATCCACTCTCGCCACCATGCGCGTAGATGGTTCTCAGCCTCGCTATTCACGCGGGCGCATGCTCGTGATCCTGTGGATGGGTGCCACGGGGCGTGGAGAGGCTGATCTCCCGTGCGAGAAGGAATAGCCCACGATGCTGCCAAACCTTCCAGACGTAGCCAACGGCGCCCGGATCGACTGGGAGCGCGTGATCATGGACATCCAGCGCTCGACCTGGCTGGCGAGTTCGAGCGACAGGTACTCGCACCGGGCGATTGCCCACGCATGCGGCAGGGGGGAGAACTGGGTGTGGTCGCTGAAGAACATCCCGGGGACGGAGCCAAAGTTCCACGACGCGCTGCTGCTGCTGGGGTTGTGGTCGGAAAAGACGGGGCTTGAGCAGTACCCACTTCATCGGGAATCCGAGCGCATCGCAGGCTGACACTGCGGCGGTCCAAAGCCCCCCGTGTTCAAAAGGAGCCCGCCGTGTCCAAAGCCCCCCGTGTTCAAAACGTCCAGACGCCCGGCGTCGATGCCGACAAAGACGAAGTGATCGAGGGCGAGCAGCCGGCGCTGGCTCCTGACCTGCAGGCCCTCGTGGCGCGCGAGGTAGCGAAGGCCTTGAACAAGCAGACCGCCGCCATGCCGGAGCCGGCCGCACCGCTGCCCACGCAGGCGGAAGCGCTGAAGATGGTGAAGGCCGATCCGAAGCATCGTTCGGTGCTGTCGGTGGATGGCTGGGTCACGTACACCGCGCCTGCCCAGCCGGGTTTCGCTCGGGCTTGAACCCATGTGCACCGGGCTTGAACTCCTGGCGGTAGGGGCAGCGGCTACCACGGCCGCTGTTTCCATTGATCAGGCCCAGGACGCAAAGAAAGACCGCAAGGACGCGATTCTCAAGGCCGCCGGCATCGAGAAAGAGCGCAAGGACGCTGATGCCAAGGCCACGCAAGACGCCTACGCATCGACCCAGATGCGAAAGCAGGCGCTGCGCACCAACTCCCTATTCACCGGTGGCGCCGGTGGTTCCGAGCCCGCGACACAGCAAACCCTGGGGGTCTGATGCCCGCCGATCCGAAGAAGCTCAAGAGCCGGGCCAACGCGCTCAAGGCTGCCAAGCAGCTGCACGAGCAGGTCTGGAAAGACTGCTTCGACCTGAGCCTGCCAGCCCGTGCCAACGGTTTGATGTCCGAGATCATCACCGCCACGGACGCCCAGCAGCGCAAAGCCGTGATCTACGACTCGACCGCCCCTGACTCTGTGCGCGTGGGCGTGGCCACCATCATGGGCGGCATGGTGCCGAGCAATGCCCAGTGGTTCTACTTGGACATCGGCAAGGAATCCGACCAAGAACAGATATGGCTGGACGAGGCTGCAAAGTTCGTGTGGGAGAACATCCACGCCAGCAACTTCGACGCCGAAGCCTTCGACGCCATGCTGGATGTGTGGATCGCAGGCTGGCACGTGCTGTACTGCGACGAGGCCGAGAACGGCGGCTACTACTTCGAGACCTGGCCCATCGGTGAGTGCTCCGTCGCGGCCACGCGCAACGGGGGGCTGGTGGACACGGTGTACCGCTCGTACACGCTGACGGTCTCCCAGGTGGTGAGCGAGTTCGGCCTGGACAGCGTGTCCGAGAAGACCCGCAAGCTCTGGGACGAGCAGAAGTACGACGAGAAGGTGAACCTGCGCCACGCGATCGAGCCGCGCGAGGTGTTCGCCGTCGATGCCAAGCTGGGCAAGAACATGAAGTTCGGCTCGGTGCACCAGGAGTGCGACACCGGCCACGTGCTGCGCGAGGGCGGATACCACGAGTTCCCCTGCATGGCGCCGCGCTGGTCGCGCCTGCCGAACTCAGCCTATGCCACCGGCCCCATGTCCGACGCACTACCAGATGTGCGCACCCTGAACGAGGTGACGAAGTGGACACTGATGGGCGCCGAGACCACGCTGGCACCTCCCATGCTAGCGGTGGACGACGGCGTGCTCAACCCGCGCAACATCAAGATGGGGCCGCGCAAGATCATCGTGGCCAACAATGCCGACAGCCTCAAGCCACTGATCACCGGCGCGAAGGTCGAATTCGGGATGATGACGCGCGAGAGCCTGCAGTCCGGCATCCGCAAGATTCTGATGGCCGACCAGTTGCCACCGGTTGAGGGCCAGGCTAAGACCGCCTACGAGTGGAGCGTGCGCGTTGCCATGCTGCGCCAGATGCTGGGCCCGATGTTCGGCCGCTTCCAGGCTGAATTCCTGCAGCCGCTGGTTGAGCGCACCTTCGGCATTGCCTGGCGCGCGAACATCACCGCCAACTTCGAACTGATTGGCCGCCCGCCCGAGTCGCTGCTGGACCGCAACTTCACGGTGCGCTACCTCTCGCCTCTGGCCCGAGCCCAGCGCGAGGAAGAGGTGGCGAGCATGGATCGTTTCGAGATGGATCTGGGCGTGACAGTGCAGAACACCGGCCGCACCGACCTGCTCGACCTGTACGACTGGGAAGAGGGCAAGCGCCTGAAGTCCCGCATGCTGGGCGTGCCGCAGAAGCTCATCCGGGACGTGAAGCAGCTGCAGGCCATCCGCGAGCAGAAGGCCAAGGAACAACAGGCCGCCACGCAGCAAGCCGTTGCGGTTGAGGGCCAGATGGAGATGCAGGGGGCCATGGCGCAGCGCATGGCGAAGGCAGCGTGAGGACTCCCGAAGAGCTGGCGGATGCCGAACGGCGCCGCGTCGATGCCCTGTACCGGGACATCTTCGATGTGGACAAGCGCGGGCTGGAAATCTTCGAAGACCTCTACAGCCGCTTCGCCGGTAATGCCCGAGTGCACACCACCGGCGGCATTGACGCTGTGCTCAAGACCTACAGGGACGCTGCGCACCGCGAGGTGATCGAGTACATCGTCACCCGCTGCAACCGGGCCAACGGCGTCAACGATTCCCCCAACCCACCAGGAGAACCTGATGACGACTGAAGCCCCCACCGCCACCGAAGCAGCAGCACCAGCATCTGCACCTGCTGACGCCCCTGCGGCTTCGCCTGCTGCCCCCGCCCCAGCACCGGCAGCAGCACCCACGAAAGAATCCCTGTTCAGCGCCGCGCCGGCCGAAGCGCCAGCGGCTGCACCTGCGGTTGACGGAGCAGCACCCGACTGGCTCCCCGAGAAGTTCCGGGTCATGGACGGCGACAAGTTCGACGCCGAAGCCTCCAGCAAAAAGCTGGCCGAGTCCTACGCCAACCTGGAGAAGATGAAGGGAACGCCCACCCCAGCGAAGGCGGAGGACTACACGTTCATCATGCCCGAGCAGTTCAAGGACGTGGAGATGGACCCCGAACTCACGAATTCTTTTCGTGAGCGAGCACACAAGGCTGGGCTTTCCCAGCAGGCCTATGAGTTCGTCATGGGCGAATACTTCAACTTGGTGCCCACGCTGCTCAACGCTGCGGCCGGTCATTCTGCCGACCAGGCGCGAGCAGAACTGTCCAAAGTGTGGGGCACCCCGGCCGAGCTGCAAAGCAACATGACCGCCGCCGAGCGCGCAGTCGCGGCCATGCCAGCCGACCTGCAGGAGCAAATCCGCACCGAGTTCGGCACCAATGCCACGTTCTGGCAGTTCGCCGCGCACTTCGGCAAAGAGGTGGGCGAGGATCGCCCCGTCGCGCCTGCCGGTGGCCAGCCCACCCACACCGACACCGATGCGCTGATGCGCACCGAGGCGTACCGCAACTCCAAGCACCCGGACCACGCGCGGGTCAGCGCCCAAGTGTCGGCCGCGTTCGCCAAGCGCGCGGGCGATGCACCCGTGATGGGCTGATCGCACTTCATCGGGAATCCGAACGGCTTGCGCTCCGACACTGCGGCCCATTCCAAGGGCCTGCAGTGGCAAGCAGACAACCCGCAACTGCCCGAACAGCAGACGCAAGCCGGTCGATGCTGACGTAGTGATCAGGCCCGGGTACCCGGACAACCTGGACGAAGGCTGGAAACACCCTCAATCCACGGAGTTCTAGATCATGCCAACGATCACCCAAGCATTCGTCCAACAGTGGGATTCGGCCATCCGCGTCGAAGCCTCGCAGAAGGAATCCCGCCTCGCGTCCGCAGTCTATGACCGCGGCAGCATCACCGGCGAGTCCTT